CAAACGCAACCGCCGACGCTATACGCAGCGTCTCGACCTTGAGGGAGATGGCGATGAGCGGCGCAGGGATTGGACGGCGGAGCTTGGTGGCGGGCGCAGGCCTGCTCATGGTGGGCGGCGTCGGCGCACGGGCCGCAGCGCCCAAGCCCAAGGTCGCGATCAAGACCAACCACGGCGTCATCGTGGTCGAGCTGGAGGCTGAGAAAGCGCCGCTGACCAGCGCCAATTTCCTGCACTATGTCGATACCGACCGATACGATGGCGGGTCGTTTTATCGGGCGTCGCGCACGCCGGGCTCGCCCAAGGAAGGCACGATCGTGGGCGGCCCGTCCGATCGTACCCACCGCTACCCGCCGATCGCTCATGAGAGCACGACAATGACCGGCCTTCGGCATATAACCGGTACGATCTCGCTGGGTCGCTACGCGCCAGGCTCCGCAACGGCCGATTTCTTCATTTGCGCCAGTCCTGAGCCCTATCTGGACGCTCATCCGGGCGCCCCTGTTCCTAAGGGCGGGGGCGATAACCTAGGTTACGCCGCCTTCGGTCAGGTCGTGGCGGGTATGCATGTCGTGCGGACGATCCTGGCCCTGCCGACGCCGGGCAAATCTCGCTTTCCCGATATGAAGGGGCAGTGGCTGGACCCGGTGGTGCCGATCTTCACCATGCGGCGGGTGGTGTAGACCTTGCTGCCTGGGCGAGCGCTGTGCGTGCTTCGAGTTAGGCGCTCGTTGAGCGCCTAACAGGCAGCCAAAATGATTTGGCCGTTGTCGGCGCCCCGCGAATCACCGATAAGAACATATGGGTTGAATTTGCGGCTGGCGGCGACGACTACAAGCGACCGTTGACCATATAAACCCATTAAATCTTATCCCAAATCTGCATAAGAGGCGATATGGCGGATCGCGTGCTCTCCCTTTGCTTGCGCCCCTATCGGGAGGCCTATGGCGAGCAGGTCGAGCAGGCGATGGGGGAGGGCTATAGCCTCACCGCCTTTGCTGGCCTGATCGGCGTCTCGCGCCGGGTGGTGGACGGCTGGGTCGCGGACTACCCAGAGTTTGCCGAAGCGGTCGGGCGCGGCCAGGCGCGGCGTTTGATGCATTGGGAGCGGGCGGCCCTCGAGGTGGTCGAGCGGGGCGGCGCGGGCGCGGCGTCGGTGATCCTGTTCGGCTTGAAGACCTTGGGCGGAGAGGATTGGGCCGACGCGGGCGACGATGCAGGCGCCGACGCAGGGGCCTCGGTCGTCATCTTCGCCCTGCCGGAAAATGGGCGGGCCTGACCGCAGACTCTGGAGGCGCCCATGGCCCCAGCCGAGGTGCGCCAGATCAGGCCGCAGCCGGGACCCCAACTGCAGTTCCTGTCGAGCGCGGCGGACATCGCGGTCTATGGCGGGGCGGCGGGCGGGGGCAAGACCTGGGCGCTGTTGATCGAGCCCTTGCGCCATATCGATAACCCAGGCTTTGGCGCCGTCTTCTTTCGCCGCACCACGGTTCAGGTACGAAACGAGGGCGGCCTTTGGGACGAGAGCCATAAGCTCTACGCCGAGATTGGCGGCGTCCCGCGCCGGGGCGCGTTGGCGTGGCGGTTTCCGTCGGGCGCCAGCATCAGCTTTCGCCACCTGGAGCACGACAAGTCCGTTTATGGCTGGCAGGGGGCGCAGATCCCGCTGATCTGTTTCGACGAGCTGACCCACTTCAGCGAACGCCAGTTCTGGTATCTGGTCAGCCGTAATCGCTCCACCTGCGGCGTGCGCCCCTATGTGCGCGCCACGTGCAATCCCGACGCCGATAGCTGGGTCGCGAGCTTCATCGCCTGGTGGATCGATCCGGAGACCGGCTTGCCGATCCCCGAGCGCGCTGGTGTTTTGCGCTGGTTCGTGCGGATCGGCGATGCGCTGGTGTGGGCCGATCAGCCGCAAGATTTGGCGGAGCATCTCGATCCGGTCGGCCGGCGTCCGATCCCGCCGAAGTCACTGACCTTTGTGCCCGCCAAGCTAACCGACAATGGGGCGCTGATGGCGGCCGACCCCGGCTATCTCGCCAATCTGATGGCCCAGCCGACGGTGGAGCGGGAGCGGCTGCTGCTCGGCAATTGGAAGGTGCGTCCGGCCGCCGGCCTCTACTTCCAGCGCGGCTGGTGCAAGCTGGTCGATGCCGCGCCTGTGGAGCTGGATGTGGTCCGCGGCTGGGATCTGGCGGCGACGCCCAAGACCGAACGCAACGATCCGGACTGGACCTGCGGTGTGAAGATCGGTCGCGACCGGCGTACGGGCCGCTTCATCGTGCTGCACCATGTGCGCACCCGCGATACGCCGGCCAAGGTGCAGGCCCTGATCAAGAACACCGCCAGCCAGGACAGCCCTTCGGTCGAGATCAGCCTGCCGCAAGACCCGGGCCAGGCCGGAAAGGCGCAAGTCGCCGCCCTGACGCTTGCGCTCGAAGGTTTTGTGGCGCGCGGTACGCCGGAGACGGGGGATAAGCTGACGCGCTTTGGCCCCTTCTCGGCCCAGGCCCAGGCCGGCAATGTGGATGTGCTGCGGGGCTTGTGGAACGAGGACTGGTTCACCGCCCTGGAGAGCTTTCCCGCCGCCGCCCACGACGACGACGCGGATGCGACCTCGCGAGCTTTCAACGCGTTTTTGCACCGCCTGAACAGCCAGGGCCTGCTCGATCTTGTGCGTCGCCAATCCGCTGGCGCTGCGCCCACCTTGGCGCCTGGGTCGCTGGAGTGGGAGCAGACTAGGGGCGAGGGGTAAGTTTCGATCCCTTCCCCCTCGATGGGGGAAGGGGCAGGGGATGGCGGTGTTCGCACTGACCGCCGGAGGTATTCCGGTGCGGCGACGCCTCCTGCGCCTTCCTCCTCAGCGACCGTGGATAAACCCCCATCCCAACCCTTCCCCCATAAGAGGGGGAAGGGCTCCGCCACTTGCCTCAGGAGCCGTCTCCCATGCCCCCACCCGGCGGTTTCCGCAGCTCTTTGAGCTTCAATGTGCAAGGCCCGCTGGGCCAGGCGGCGTTTCAGCCGAGCGGGGGCGTGTTCTCGCCGGGCCTGCCGCTTCAGCCGATGGAGGGGCAGCAGCCGACGCGGGCGTTCGACTTCAATGTCGGGATCAACACGGTCGTCACCCCGCGGTCGGGCTTCGCCGATATCCACAGCTTCGCCAGCTTAAGGGCGTCCGCCAATGTCGAGCCGGTGCGGTTGGCGATCGAGACCTGCAAGGATCAGATCGAGCGGCTGGATTGGAGAATCAAGCCCATCGATAGCCAGGCGGGCAAGGCCGACCCGGCGCAAGTCGCGGCGTTAACCCGTTTTTTCCGCAAGCCCGACGGTGTTACCCCCTTCGCCACCTGGCTGCGGGCGGCGCTGGAAGACCTGCTGGTGATCGACGCGCCGGCGTTTGAGCGGCGGCGGGATCGGGCAGGGCGGTTGATCGGGCTGGACGTCGTGCCGGGCGACACCTTCAAGCTCCTGGTCGATGAGACGGGGCGTCGGCCACGGCCGCCCTTGCCGGCCTATCAGCAGATCATCAAGGGCGTGGTCTGGAACGATCTGACGACCGACGATCTGATCTACGCCCCACGCAATCCGCGCCCAAACCACCTCTATGGGTTCAGCCCCGTGGAGCAGATCCTCGTCACCCTCAACATGGTGATGCGCCGCCAGGGCGTGCAGCTCGCCTATTTCACGGAAAACAACACGCCCGCCGGCCTCCTGAACGTGCCGCCCGGCTGGGGCGCCGACGCGATCAAGACCATGCAGGACGCCTGGGACGCCCGCGCCGAGGGCGATCTGCCCTATCGCAACAAGGTGCAGTGGGTGCCCGACGGCACGCGCTATCAGCCGTTCAAGGACGCGCCCTTAAAGGACGAGTTCGACGAATGGCTGTACCGCATCGTCTGTTTCGCCTTCTCACTGCCGCCTAGCGCTTTCGTCAAACAGATGAACCGCTCCACGGCCGACGCGGCGTCGGACACCGGCAAGGAGGAGGGGATCGAGAGCCGCAAGCTGTGGTGGAAACGCCTGGCCGATCAGATCATCCAGGAGGATTTCGGCGCGAGCGATCTGGAATGGGGCTGGTGTGAAGACGTCGAGATCGATCCGCTGAAACAGGCCCAGATCGATGAGATCAACCTGAAGAACGGCACGACCTTCATCAACGAGGTCCGCGACGCCCGCGGCCTGGAGGGTGTGGCCGGCGGCGACCAGCCGCTGATCTACTTGCCCACGGGCGTTCAGGTGCTGAGCCATGCGGTACAGGCCTCGCTGGCGCCTGCGCCCACGAGACCGCCGGACCCCGCGCCCGCGTCCAACCCCACCCATCCTATCCTCAAAGGAGCGCCCGCCTGATGCGGCTATTTGCAGATCTGTCCAAGGTCGAGGAGCAGGACGACGGCTCCTTGAAGGTGTTCGGCGTCGCCTCCAGCGGCGCCCGCGACGAGGCTGGCGAGATCGTTTCGCCCGAGGCCATGAAGGCGGCCCTGCCGGGGTATCTGGCCTTTGGCGCCATTCGGGAGATGCATCAGCCGAGCGCGGCGGGTACGGCGCTGGAGGTCAATGTCGATGACGACGGCTTCACCCGCCTGACTGCACATATCGTCGATCCGGTCGCCGTCGCCAAGGTGAAAGCCGGCGTCTACAAGGGCCTGTCGATTGGCGGCAAGGTGCTGCAGCGCGATCCCAAAGACCCCACCACCATCACCGCCCTGAAGCTGATGGAGATCAGCCTGGTGGATCGCCCCTGCAACCCTGAAGCCTCGATCAACATGTGGAAGGCCGAGGGCGGGTTCGAGTCTGACGACTTTGAGCTTGAGGCGCCGGATGGGGTGCGGGCGGCGGAGATCGCAGAAGCCTCCAAGGCGCTCTTCACCACCCTGGCCACGGCCCGAGACGCCACGCCGGTGCAAAAGATCGGCCGCCGCAACTCCGCCAAGGATCAGGCCGCGATCCAGGCCAGCCATGACCAGATGGTCGGCCTAGGCGCCCGCTGTGATCCCGCCAACTGCGACTTCGACGATGATGAAGACGATGAAGCGGGCGACGCTGCGCCTGACGCTGGCCCCGACGATACTGAGCCGGCCGAGGACCAGAAGAGCGCAGCGATCGCCGACCTGACCAAGGCCTGGACCCAGCTTTCCGCCGAGAAAGATGCGCTTAAGGCCCAGGTCGATAACGTCGCGCCACAGCTTCAAGCGCTACGCGCGGAGATCGACCTCCTGAAGGCCCAACCGATGCCGCCCAAAACCGCCGGCTCGCTCCACGCCGTGGTCGATAAGGCGGCCGACGCGCGGGGCGTTCAATCTGAGCCGCTAGCCGATCTCAGCCTCGATGCGGTGCAAAAGGTGCTCGACGCCATGCCGCCCCAGGCCCGAGCCGATCTCCTAATGAAGGCTGCTATGGCGCGGCCCATCCCGATTAGGGCGTAGCGGACCGCAACACTTTCCGCCTGCGCCGCGACGAGGGTCGTAAGCGACGAAGCCGTTGTAAACCAAGCCGAATAGCTGAGCGCGCTGCGGGCGTCTGAAAAGGGGTGTCTCCAAGCACGCACGGCCGGCGCAACCTTCGCTGCGCCGGCCCATCCACACCTTTCCCAACACCCACTCGCGCCCGCTTGCGGCCGCGTGGGTTTCTCCATGCCTGAAAGGCTCACCCGCCATGACTCAACAGACGTCCGCCGACATCCACAAGATGTTCGTCCAAGCCCATGCCAATCCCAGCGAAGACATCGCTCGCACCGTTCTGATCAACGCCGGGGTCGATCCCGCCGCGTTGGAGAAGACCATCTCCACGGCCACCGGCCTGGTCGCCTACGACCTGCAGGCGCCGGCCAAGAACCTCTATCCGGTCAATACGCCGATCCGAAACGTTCTGCCGCGGGTGAGCGGGGGCACGGGCACGGCGACCAATTGGCGCCAGGTCAACGCCATCATCGGGTCTGGCTATGACGCGTCGGGCTGGGTGCCCGAAGGCCAGCGCGCAGGCGCCATGAGCTATAGCACGTCCACCAAGGCGGCGAGTTTCTGCACGCTCGGCGAAGAAGACGCGGTCACCTATGAAGCCATCAGCGCGGCGCAGGGCTTCGAAGACGTCAGCTCGTCGATGTCGACGCGCCTATTGCAAAAGATGATGCTGAAGGAGGAGCTGGCGCTGTTGGGCGGCAACACCTCGCTCCAGCTCGGCACGCCGGCCGCGCCCACGGTCATCGCGAGCGCGGTCTCCGGCGTCACCGGAACCTTGCCGGCGGCGACCTATTCGGTGATCGTCGTCGCCCTGACCCTGGAAGGGATGAAGAACGCCTCGCTGACCTCGGGCGTCGCCACCAGCAAGACAATCACCGGCCAGGACGGCAAGACGTTCACCCTGAATGGCGGCTCGTCCAACAAGTCGGTCAGCGGCGAGATCGCGCTCAGCCTCGGCCAGGTGCTCCAAGCCAGCGTCACCCCGATCAACGGCGCGCTTGGCTATGCCTGGTACGTCGGCACGGTGGGCAATGAGACGCTGCAGGCGATCACCACGATCAATTCGATCGCTTTGTCCGCCCCGCTCTCGACTGGAAACCAGGCGGCCACGGCCATCACCGCGGACTGCTCCACCAACGCCACCGCCTTCGATGGGCTTTTGACCTGGGCCTTCAAGTCGGGCGGCTATCAGAACACGCTGGCTACCGGCACGCCCGGCGTCGGCACCACGCTGACGGCGTCGGGCAAGGGCACGGTGAACGAGATCGACGCCATGCTGGAGGGGATGTGGGACGCCTATCAAGTCTCGCCGGACGTTCTCTACGTCAACAGCCGGCAACTCCGCGACATCACAACCAAGGCGCTGTCGAGCGGCACCGCGCCCCTGTTGTCGATCCGCCAGGACGCCGATGCGCCCGGCTATCAGCTCACCGCCGGCGGCAATATCGGCTGGTATTTCAATCCCTTCACCATGGATGGCGGCCAGCGCATCCCGATCCGGCTGCATCCCAATGTGCCGGCCGGCACGATCCTGGGCTGGGCCTCGAACCTGCCGGCCCAGTACATGAGCAACAACGTCCCCTATGTAGCGTCGGTCAAGACCCGCCAGGACTACTACGCCATCGACTGGCCGATCACGACCCGTCAGCGCCAGCGCGGCGTCTATGCCGAAGAAGTGCTCGCCGTCTACGCCCCCTTCGCCATGGGGATCATCAGCAACATCGCGCCGGGCTGACGCCTCCAAACTCGCAACCGAGGGGCGGCCGAAAGGTCGCTCCTCATTGTTTTTTCAGGAGGTGAGGCATGACCAATATCAATCGCAAGATGGTGCGGCTGTACGC